CGCCCTCCTTCATGGCCGCGATTGCCTCGGCGCGACTAAATGCCGAATCGCTCGTGTCCTCATACCAGTCAGGATCGACGACACTAGGCTTCTGCTCGTAGGCGTGGCACTCGGGGTGCATATACATCGTCCACACGCTGCCGTCACTGACGCCTGTGCGCTTGTCCTGCGCGTCGCCTACGTTGATGCGTTCGCCGCAGAGACAGCAGCGATGCGGTTTGCGGGCCTTCGTCCCGTTTTTCGAGGAAAGGAAAGTGCTCATTTGGCGTCCTCCTTCATGGCCGCGTCGATGGCGGCGCGAAGAGAACCGGGGAAGCCGTTGTAGCGTTTTCCAAGTTTCGAGATAGAGATGTTTTCCGAGTGTTGCGCGAGCGCGTGTGCTTGAAGCCAGTCCAACCGCGCCCGCTCGGCGGCGAGTTCAGCCTCGGCGCGTTCGGCGCGAAGACGATATTCGTTCATCACTTTGGCCTGCGCGCCTGCTTCGTCGATGGCGTCCAGATGCAGTGCCTCGGCGCGTTCAGCGCGGGCCGTCTCCTCGTCGCGGATCGCTTTGATTTCATCAAGGTCGGCGCGTAAATTGTTACACTCGGCGCGGAGTTGGTCGCGCTCGGTCGTGACCCTGTTGCGTTGCACCACGACGGCGTCGTATGCCGCGAGGAGCGATTGCTTCGCCGCCGCCTCGCTGTCGGCGATGAGTTGTGTTGCTTCATTCGGCCCTGCGTGACCGTCCTCAGAGGCAAAGAGGATTGCATAGGCGAGCTGCTTGTGCGCCTCGGTGACTTGTGCGGCGCTCATTTGCGGCCTCCTTTGCGCTTCGGCAGCACGCCGATGGCGGTGAGGGCGGCGCGCATCGCGGGCGTGAATAGCCCACTGCCCTCCAAGTTGAACGCGGTCTTGGCCTTTTCGACCAGCGCATCCATGTCGTCCAGTGGGATCACCGCGACTGGGATGGCTGCGGACAAACAATTTGCCGGAGCGTTGATTCCCGCTTTCCGACGTAAGGGATGGCAAACAATGCCTGTCGGATAGTAATTCGCCCACATACGGCGGGCGCGGGGCGCGGGTTTGGTTTTCATGCTTTGAATAGGTTCTCTTGGTTTTCTTTAGCGCCGGCAAAGCGGGTCTCGGCGTGCGTCATGTTGATTTTCGCCTGCTTGAAATACGAATCCTTGAGCTCGATGCCGATTGCCTTGCGGCCCATCGAAACCGGGCTGTAGGTTTCCGATCCTACGCCCATAAACGGCGTGAGCACGACTTCGCCCTTGTTGCTGTAAAGCTCGATGATGCGGTCGATGACGTCGAGTTGCAGCGGATGAACGTGCTTCTCGTCGTCCTGCTCCTTGCTGTCGCGAAACGGGAGCACGTTATCAATTCGGATGTCGTCCCAAACACTGGAGGCATAACGCTGCCAGATGTAGTGCGAGAGCTTGTTTGATTTTGGGTCCTTGTGATCGGCGTAGGTGTTTTTCAGGTATTCCCAAAGCTCGGCCTCGCTGAAGTTCGATTCGTTTGCGTTGTTGAACGCCTGGAGGATGTTCGGAAGAATCGGCGTGTCCCCGAAGTATTCCTTCAGCCCCTCGGGATGCGTGACCGGCACGGCGTTGTCACCCTTCTTCGTGAAGATCAAAACGTAGTCGGGCATTGCCGTGAAACATTGCGTCGAGTCCTCGACGATCAGTTTATGCATGAGGCTCTTGACCATCGTGCGCATCCGAACCTTGAGCGGCTCTTTCCAAATCGTGATGCGGTTGCGGTATTGGAAGCCGTGCTTCTCATGCAGGCGAATGACCTCATGGGGGAAGTCCCAGAGCCGGCAGGAGTTGTCGAAGACGTCCGTGCAATGCACCGCAGAGACGCGCCCAGGCTTCATCACGCGGCCCATCTCGGCGATGAGGTAGTCGTATTGCTCAAGGAACTGTTCCTTGTTTTCGCAGTTCGAGAAATCGCGCTCGGAGCTCGAATAGTTGTAGAGCCCCGCGAACGGTGGCGAGTAAACCGAGAGATCGATTGACGCCTCGGGAATGGTCGGAAGCACTTCCATGCAGTCCGAGTTGTAGAGCGAATAGTTATTCGTGTGGATCTGGTCTTTTGTGTTGTTCATAGAAACGCTGGTTTTTGTGCTGTCTGGTTAAACTCTTTCTTCACTTCCCTGAAATTATTGACCGATGAAACAAGGTTCGAGTAAAGCTCGATGGCCTTGGCCGTTTTCTCTTCGAGTGCCTGCATGACGCGCTCTTGGCCTTCCGAGATCACCATCTCGCAGGTCACGTTCTTTTTCTGGCCGAAGCGCCAGAATCGGCGGATAGCTTGGTAGTATTGCTCGTAGCTGTAGGTCGGGAAAAAGACCGTGTGATGGCAATGCTGCCAGTTTAGGCCCATCGAGGTCATCTTCGCTTTCGTGATTAGCCGTTTGATTTCGCCGCGGGCAAAGGAAACGAGCGCGTCTTCCTTGGCTTCTAGGCTCATTCCTCCGTGGATCTCGACCGCATCGGGATCCAGCTCGGACAGAAGATCGCTCTCGTCATTCAGATTGCACCAATAAACCGAGGTCTTCTTCCGCGCCAACTCGACCGCGATCTCGCATCGCTTCTGGACCGTTAGCTTTTGCTCCTCGCGAACCTCGGTCAATCGTTTCGCCGGCACGACGAAGAGCTGCCCCTGGCCCTCGATGTTCCATTGAGCATCGTTCTTCACGATGTGCTTTGCGACGTTCAGCGCAGGAAGGGAATACCGCTCGTCGCTGAATCCGAGATCCGACGGCTTCTTTACCATGACCGACCATTGATTGACCCATGCGAAAAAGTCCTTTTCGGCGTGCGGCTTGAGATAGAACTTTTCCCCGATGTTGCGGTCGTTCGAATCCGCGCTCCCTTGGTTGTTCTTGAAGAACTTTGTCAGCATGTCCATGTAGCCCATGTAGCCGAGCGCCTCCGAGCTGTTACCGAGCTCGATAAAGTCGTTCGGCGAAGGCGTTGCGGTGGCAAGGAAACGGAAGCGCGTCTTTTTCATAAACGCGACGATTAAATCGCGCGTTGCTCCGTTGAAGTTCTTTAGGATCGACGACTCGTCGAGCATCACGCAGACGAAGTCGTCGGCGGAAAGCAGGTGAAGGCGCTCGTAATTGCAGAGCACAATCTTTTTTGAGTGCTTGCCGTCCTTCGTGTGCTCGATGTCCGAGACGCCGATGCGCTCGGCTTCGAGTAGGAATTGAAACGCGACCGCAAGCGGCGTGAGAATCAAGACTCGGCCGTTGGTCTGCCGGATGATGTTCTCGGCGACTGCGAGCTGGATCATTGTCTTGCCGAGTCCGGTGTCGAGAAAAACGCCGATACGCCCCTTGCGGAGCGCGCGTTGAATAATGCTGGCTTGAAAGTCGAAGGCAGACGGCGGCATCCAGCAGGCTTCTATCCCGCTCTCTCCGATGCTGTGTCGTTTTCGACCGATGAACTCTGAGTATTTCATTCTGGTTTTTGGTTTTGGTTTTTGTTGCTGACTCAAAAGGCGTTTGCGAACTCGGACTCTTGGGCTGGCTTGCGCTGATTGGCGTCGAGCTTGAACACGCCCCGCCAGCCCTGCATGATGCTCTTGCGGATCGCGGCGATTGCATCGGCCTGCCCCCAGTCAGCCATCTCCGCGATCTGCGCCTTTGCGGTGCGGGCGCTGAGCGTGTGCCCTTTCTCGCGACGATAGGCGCACCAGTCGTCCCACGCTGCGCGAAATTCCGGCGTGTAAAGGACGAACGGAAGATCGACGTTTTCGGCTTTGAATTTCTTTTCGACAACAGCCGCGACGGGAACCGGCGCTGTATTATCTTTCTTTCCTTTCCCTTCCTCTTCCTTTCCTTTCCTTTCCGTTGAAGCGTTTGCTTGGCCGTTTGGTTCAAGCGTTTGCTTCGTTTCTGCTTCGCCTTTTGGTTCCGATTTGCTTAAACGTGCGACGCCAGATTTAATTCCGCCAGCCCTGCCGATGTCGCGCTTCTCGCGCACGATATGCTCCTTGTCCGCTGGGTAGTTCCACACGTTTAGGGCCTGGCCGTCCCATTGCAAAAGGCGGTCTGCGGAATCGACTTCACGGCGAGTCACGCCGCAAGTCTGCTGCCATTGCCTGTCCTTCCAGTCGCGAGCCTGCTCGATGCGCCCCCCGTTCTCCTGTTGGGCGCACCAGAGCATCACGTTGAGCCAAGCCGAGCGAGCGCGGGGTTCGGAGCCGATGTATTCCGGCGCGTGAAGCGTCGAGGTCTTAAGGTTTAACCATTGCATAAAACAAAAAGCCCGACCAGCCCTCGCGGTGAAAATTGGCGGATGAACACGCCTCGCGAGAACTGGCCGGGAAATTGTGGATTATTGTTCATCTATCAATAGGCTTTTCACGGCCTAGCGAATGTCATTTCAGATCGTGTCGCTCTTTGCAAGCGCAATCTCAACAACGCACCCTGCATCCTGCTCAAACGCCCATCCTTTGACGACGTGCATTTCGACGACCTGGGAGTCGTCGCGCCAGATGCGCTCGGTCCGCGTTGCCTGGTCAAGGATGAGCTTCGCGAGGTTGTCGGCGTCCGGCTTTCCGACGTGAGCCTGCGGCGCGCTAGGCTTGAGTCCTCGCGCCCCGAAGTGCGATTTCGGCCGCGGCATCGCGAATCGCAACGTGACCGAGACCGGCCCCGTCGTGATCTGCCAGCCTGCTTTGTTCGCTGCCTCGACGACGCCGAGATAAACCGCGCGTTTCCACGCATCGGCCACGTCGGAGTCGTAGAAGCGCGCGACGTGAATCGCGCCCATCTTGCGCGCGAACGCTCGCGGACGCGGCTGACCTTTCGGCTCGCCTTGAACGAAAAACGAGAGCGTGCTCATTTCTCGAACCCTCCGATCCGCCGCTTAAGCAAGAGCTGCCTCTCGTCGTCGGTGATGTAGTGCCGCGCCATGCCCGCGCGCTTCGCCCGCTCCGAGATCGTGCCGCGGCTCATAGCGAGCGCCCGCGCAATCGTTTTAATCGGCGTGAACTGAATCAGCATTGCGTCGCAGTTCATCCGTTTCGCCTCTTGTTCTTTTCGTGTGGTCATTTTGTTTTTGGTTTGAATCGTCCAGCCTTGTCGCGTCGCTCGCGCTCGCGATTGTTGCGTTGTAGAAAGCTCTCGATCCATTGCTCGTCCCGTCCGCGCTTGTAGCCAGTGTGCGCGCCGATGATAAAGCCGAGCGCGAGTGCGCCGGAGAAGATCGTGAGGGTTGTGAGTATGTCAGAGATCATCGTCGTCGTCCTTTCGGTAGATGTGGATAATCGGATAGCTGACCACAAGGATGGTCGCGACCAGCACCCACATCAGCCAGTCAACAATCGGTTTCATTCGGCGGTCCCTCCATACCATTTCGGCAGCCCGATCTCGCGAAGGCCAGGATCCAGGTTCGGCCACACGTTGCTCGCGATGCACGATTGCAGCCGCACGAGGTCGGTGATCGTCTCGTCGTGCCCGCGAGCGATTGCCGCGTCGGATAGGCGGTAGACCGCGACGCCGAACGGCTCGACCTTCTCGACGGCAATGAAGAAGAAGTCGAAGACCGGGCCTCCGAGGATTTCGGTGATGAGCGGCAGATAAAACCCAGCTTGCCTATGATAGCCGAAATTGAAGCACGCGCGCTCGAAGTTGCGGAACGAATCCGAGTCCAGCGACTCCACCGTCTTGAGGTCCGCGATGTAGGGCCGACCGCCGCTCAAGTCGCAGCCTGCTGGGTTAAACCAGTCCGTCCGGCATTGCAGGTCCATCCCTTTGTCCGGCTGCACGCGCCAGCTCAACTCTGGTAGGCCAGCGGCGAGGAGCTGCGACGCGAGCGGGTGATGTTGCACCGCTGCCGTCATCTCCTGCACTGACCCCGCCTCGTCCTGCGTGATGACGGTCTTGCCCACGTTCGCAGCCTCGAACTCGGCAAACGCGATCTTACCATCCTTCGTGCGCCGGTCGATGCCCTCCGGTCGCAGCGCGTAGCGGTCCCAGAACGTCGCGGGCTCAAGCACCGCGCAATGCGCCGCCGAGCCAAGGCGGAACGCTTCCGTCGGCTCCGGTCGCGCCACCGTCTTCGCGATGAAGCGGCGGTAGTAGCTGATGGGGCGGCGGCGGAATAGCTCGAGCTTTGAGTGCGAGATTGCGTCGTTCGCGTGATAGACTTCGTTGGGTTCAGAGATCATTTCGCATCCTCCACCAGCCCGAGCTTCGACTGCAACGGGTCCACCATCGCCTCCGTCTCGTCCTTGTAGCGGACGCTCCATCCGATTTTCACCACGACCTTCGGCGCGAGTGAGAGCGCGTCCCATTCGAGCGCAAACGATGCCTTCGCTTTCGGCTCGGTTTGGTTTTCCTCCTCGACGAATGACTCCTCGGCTGCGCGGGCGATTGCCACGAAGTGCGTTTCGAGCAGGCTGCGAAACTGTTCGGTCGCGTTGTTGATGACTGCTTGGTTTTTGATTTCTCCGGTGTTCATGCGCCACCCCCTTGCGTGATCGACATCGTGAGCCCGCCAGAAACCTTCTCGGAAAGCGGCGTAATGTTCCGCTCTTCGGGATAGTCGCGAACCTCCTCGACGGTGCGGAGTCCTTTTAAGACGTCCCCGAACACGTCGCGCAGGACGAATCCGCGGGCTCGGAATTTCAGCATCCTGCGCGGATAGTCGGTCCACGGTCCGGCCTTGCCCCAGAGCTTCGCGGCCTTGGCGTCGCCGATCGTGAACGTCTCCGAGCCCTTCGAGCCGTCGCGGCGCGTAGCGGTAACCTTGATACCGAACGAGTCCTTGCCGGCCTCGCCAACTTCTTCCTCGTTGAAGGATTCGAGGAGACCGGAAGCGCGAACCAGAGCCAGCGCCGCGTCGCCGTAGATCGCAGGTCGGCCGTTGATCACGGCGGTGTTCTGGAGCGCGGCCATCGGTGTGAGCCCGAGCTCGGCGCCGAGTTGAATCGCCACCAGGACCGACTCCGGCTTCTCCATCCCTCGCGGCGCGAAGCCGCTGGCGACGATGGCGTTCGCGAATCGGAACGCGTCCTCGAGGCTCGCGAGCTTCACGCCTTGCGCGCCGAAGTTGATCGGCGATTTGATTTGGGCTGGAGTCGTGACGCTCTTGGGCGTCTCGACTACGGCGGTTGATGTGACTGACTGTGTTTCTGATGTGTTCATATTTTACGTTTCGCTGACTATTGTTGTTGTGTTCGTTGCTCGCCCGCCGCGGTTGTGTTTCCGCGGCGGGCTTTGATTTTAGAACGGCACGGACTCGTCGCCGACGCTCATGATGGTCGTGACTTCGGAGTCCGCGGGAATTGGCTTGGGTGCGCTAACAGCGGGAAGAGTCCCGCGCTTCTGATGAATGATCGTGCGTGCCGCGTTGCGCAGCAGCACATCCTCAGCGCGCGGCGGGAACGGCGTCCCGTCGTTACGAAGACGCGGCTCGGGTTCCTGCGCATACCAAGCGACCGAGCGATCGCCGAGACTGGAGAGCGCCACGCCCTTGTTTTTTCCGAAGTGCACTTGGACCTCGCCAGCGTTGGCGATGATCTCCGACGGCATCGGCACCTCGTCGGTTTTGGGCTGCGTCGCAACGGCCTTGTGGGTCGGTGCGCCGGCAGCGTATGGGCGAGCTTCGAGAGCTTCGCGGATGCGGACGAGCTCCGCGTGGATGAGATCGAGGGTCATGGTGTGGCCTTTCGTTTTTTGAGTACTTCAGCGTACTCGGAGACGGTGACGTACTCCTTCCGCATTTTCGTGTTGCTGATAATTTTCGAGACTGCGCCGGGAGTCATCCCGACTTCGAACGCGATTTCCTTCGTCGAGACTCCTTCGAGCACTCGCTGGACAACGAGGGGAGCGTGCGGCGATGTTGGTCGGCTCATGCTCCGGCCTCCACGAGCTTGAGCCCGAGCTTTGCAGCGGCGTCCTGAAGCTGGATGAACTCGCGGGCGCGCTCGTCGCCTTGTGCGGTGATTTGCGCCTTGGTCATTTCAACCACGGCTTCCAGCGTCTCGGCCTGCGCGCACTCCCACTTCCACGGACCTCGGTTGAGGATGTCCCCGAAGGTGATCGAATAGTCCCAGCCTTCTTTGATCGCGCCCACTTTGATCGTCACCCGTCGCGAGATCGTAATCTCGGCCTTGCAGCTCGTGAGCGTGCGCAGGTCTTGCGCGGCCCAGAGCATTTCGTTGTCGTCGTCGTTTTCCATTTTAGTCCTGTGTGTGTTGTGTTGCTGAGTTTGCTCGCGTATTTTCGCACCGGCACGAGCGCCGTCGTTGGCCTTGGCAATCGGGTGGCGCCGAAATTATTTGGTGAGCCGTGCCACCTTGTCGCCGTAGGCCACGGTCGCCTGCTTGCTAGCCCCACGCACTCCGCCGTTGTGCACGCGGGCGAGGGTCTTCACATCGCCCGCTGCCCACGCTGCGGGAGCGTAGCGTTGAAGGTAGGCGGTCACGACGCGGCGCGAGTAGTCGAGTTCGGCGCAGCGAGAGTAGTCCCCGCCGATGCGAGCGTCGGAGTGATACGCCTTGTGAATCTGAAGCGGCCCCAAAGCCTTGCCGCCATCGCCGAGGATTGCGCCCGTGCGCCCGCTCGTCTCGACGATGTGGAGCGCGCGGAAGAATGAGTCAGGCGGCGCCGCTTGAGCGGTGACTGCGAGCGCGAGTAGGAGTGCGATGCGTTTCATTTTGCGGCGAGCCTGGAGGCGTTGCGCTTTGCGGTGGCGATCTGCTTTGCGGTGCAGCCTGCGCCGATGCTTTCGGCGAGAGCGATTGCGCGGTCGGCGCGAGCTTGGTCGGGCGCGAGGAGCGCGAGGACCAGAGCGTTTGTGAGAGCGGATTGGATTGTCATGTTGTGTTGCGAGCCTCGGGGTTATTTCCCTCCGGTCTGGCACCGGAAAACCCCGCGCCTCCGAAGAGGTAGCGGGGTGGTTTGCGGGAGTGGTTTTGATCACTCGGCGAGCCTGACCGATCCATCCCGAAACGCTGTGACCAATCCGAAAGACGTTTCGATGTTCACCGAAAGAATTGCTGAGTCGCTTGAGAACATGGCGCTGGCGATTTCTTTGACTTGGACTAGGGAGGTGATCGTTTTCATTTTGTTTTTTTGTTTTTCGTCTCGGGGTTAATTCCCTCCGACGTGCAAAATCAATCCGATCGCCCCGCCTGCGTAAAGCTCAAATGCGTATTTTGTCCTGCTGCTTCCCTAAGCCGTTGCAGTTTCGCTACTTAAAACGAATCAAATGTTGGCGACGGATTCGGAATCTGGGCAAAAGAAAGCCCGCGCAGAGGTAAATCCTCTCGCGGGCTTGCGGTTAGCCTCAGCCCTCACCGCCGCATGGTGCTTCGAGGAGAGCAAAATCCGCAGCGGTGGCAAGGCGTAATTTCGCGGGCGTTACTTGTATCCGGTCATGTATTCCTTCGGCGGATACGTCATGCGTCGAAGTAGGATAAAAGTTAATACTCGCCGACCAGATAATACATTTGCCGACTAGTTGTAAGCGGCAGGTTCGACCCGTTGTAGGTGTAGACCGTAAATGCTGCTACCGTTATCGTCGATGCGCCCTTGTTGTAGACAAGGCCAATTCCGGTGTCGTAGACGGCACCTAATCCCCATTTTGGTGCAGCGGAAAATCCATAATCGTCGATGTCGATATAAATTATGTCAGTGGGGGAACCTCCCGTGAATGGCGTATCATATTCAAACGCGCGCAGCGCCTTGTGTTGCTGCACATTGAGGTCCGCAACAGCACCGAGCTTGAGTGACACGGTCTTGATCGCAACAGACTGCATTGTTCCACCGGTGATCGCCACGGAGGAAGCGGCTTGGGTCGCGATTGTGCCCAGTCCAAGCGCCGTGCGCGCGCCGCTGTCGGTCGTCGCGCCCGTTCCGCCATTCGCAAGAGCAAGCGTGCCAGCGACCGTGATCGTGCCCGAAGTCGTAACCGGCGAGCCGCTGAAGGTCAGCCCTGTCGTTCCGCCAGAAAGCGCGACCGACGTGACCGTGCCTGTCCCCGCCGCGCTCCACTCGACATCGGTCGCACCGCTGTTGAGCGCGAGGGTTTTCAGCCCGTTGCCCGCGTAGGCCGGAAGCAAGTTGATGCGCGCGTTTGCCGCCGTGCTCGCGCCGGTGCCGCCGTCAGCGAGCGCAATATCGGTGATGCCGGTGACGGTGCCGCCGCTGATTGCGACGGCGCTTTTATTTTGCAATGCCATGTCGCCAGCAAGATACGTTGCTGCGTCAATTAAATTTCCAATCGCGTAATATTCCGAAGCAGTTCCACTGCGATTAAATGCGCGAACAAAAACAAATCCGTTGATCAGGTTGACTCTGTAATAATCGACAAGAGGCTCCTGCGTAACGTAGATGCCTGCCGTTGCGCCTTCTGGCGACCAAACATAATTCACGGATGAACTGTCGTTGTCTGATGTGACCTTGATATCGAAATAAGCAAAATCCTTGTCAGGGCTCGGGCTCCATTGAACGCGAGCTCCAAAGAAAGTATCACTGCCGCTAAAAGTTAAAATGGTTGCGGCCTTGTTTGAAATTGATCCGCCGCTCGGAGTCGTTGGTAGCGTCGTGTTGCTCGGCGCAGTCCTCGACAAAGTGGACGAGACCGTGCTGCGCACATTGCTAAACGACAAAGCGCGGATCGCGAAAACGTAGGCCGCGCCGACCGTGAGATCGTCGATGGTCGCGTTTCCTGCTGCCGTTAATTCGCAAGCAATCAGGAAATCAGTCGAACCGCTGACCCTGTAGAGCACCTGGTTCACCCGCGCGCCCGTAGGAAGCGCAGGAGCGGCGACAGTGATCTTCGCGAATGTCCCGCCGTCGCTGGAAAGGTAAGTTGATTCCGAAACGAATGTCGGCGCGTTTGGCGTGCTAGGAGGCGTCGAGTCAATAGGCCCCGCCGTAATCACGACCGGCGTCGCCTGCACGTATGGCGCAAAAGTGGACACGTTCTCGACGCTGTCGTAAGCGTTGATCCAATAATAATACGTCGTCCCGATCGTGACATCGGTGTCCACGAATCGCGACGCGCGCACCTCAGCGATCTTGCTTGTGATCGAGGTCTCGGGAGTCACTGCGGTCGTCCTTCGGTAAATGCCGTATTCCGAAAAGTCGGGCTCGGTGTTGTCGTTCCAGTCGAGCGAGACCGCGCGGCCCGTGCCGACTACGGCGCTGAGGCCGGTAGGGATGCTGGGGGCGACAGTGTCTTTGATCGGCGTCGTCGTGGACACCGCCGTGTAAGTCGAGGACGTGTTAAAGAAGCTCTGCGCGTAGAGCCGCACGTTGTAGCTCGTGCCGATGCGCACGTCGCTCGAAATGAAGTCTAGTGTTTGGTCGCCGTCCACCGTCGCCCATGTCAGATACGTCGTCGCCGTGCCCTCCTTGTATTCGATGACGGTCTTTCCACCGCTCGTCACGAACTGCTCAGTCGGTGCGCTCCATGCCACTTTGATGCGTGGAACCACGGTGCCGTCGGCTTGGATGAACTGCGTCGTTCCGTCCGCCGTCAGCGTGAGATTCGTGGGCGGGTCGATTGAGAACGGATTTGGCAGCGTCGTGTTCGGTGCGCTCTCAACCGCGACTTCGTCCGCCACGTCCCAATCATAAACCGTCGAAGCCGTTTCGCGTAGTTGCAACTCGATCACCGGAGTCGGCGGCGTGCCTTGGCTTGAGAGAGACCACGCGATCACCTCGAACACCTTCGACGAGAAGCCGAGGTTTGCGTTGGTCAGCATGACCGTGTCGCCCGCGCGCAACTGCATCGCGGTCAGGTTGAACTTCGCGGTGAAGATGATTTCCTCGCGCGCTTGTCGCAGGTTGATGCGTGCGATGCGCTGCGCCGCGCTGCTGCTCGTGGTGAATGGCAGGATGACGTCGCGCCAGTGATAGATTCCATCGTCGTCGGCCAAGTAGGTCGCGCTGGTGATCTGCGGGAAGTCCGCTGCCGCCCATTGATTCTCGGATGAGATGAACGTGCCCTTGACTGCGTTGACGCGGTCGCGCGCGCTCAGGCGAGTCGAGACCGTGAAGCCACCGGCCATGTTGGTCTCGTCAAGCGTGACCGTTGGCGAGCGATACGCTGCCGCATACACCACGACCTGCCCGCCGCTGTAAGCGATCGTCCCTCCCATCGCAGAGAGGATTTGACCGATGATCGAGTCGGGCGTCGAGGACGTCACGGCCTGCCCGTTGCACTCGTAGCGGTTTTCGTAGGTCGCTGGACTAGTCACCGGCTTGATCTCGACTTGCCCGTCGCAGATGTTAGCCGCCGCGATAACCGAAGTGTCGTCAATCTCGCTCGCGTCCATGCCCATGCCGAGATCGGCGTCGAGCAGGTAGTCACGCAAGCAGAGCGCGGGGTTTGCGCTGTAAGCGGTTGCGAGCGTGCTCGGATTGTAAACCTTCTTGCCCTTGACCACGCACGAAATGTTTGGGATTCCGCCGACGAAAATCTCGTTTGAGAACGTGAGCTTGCAGTAGATGTATGCGATGCCGCGCAGGCGATGGTTTGAATCCCAGTCCACCGGAAAATCGGATTGCAAGGTCGAGTCCACCGTCTGCGTCGTCGAGCCGAGATGCTTGTGAATCAGCGAGCCGGTGTAGCCGCCTGACGCTGCGTATTTGCCCGTTGCGTAGCCGTCGCCGCTGCCGGTGAGGACAAGGTCTTCGTTGAAATACACTTCGCCGATTTCCTCGACCTCGTGGCCGGCCAGAGTGACGACGATGTGCAGATACTCGTTCTTCACTCCACTCGTCGCGAGGAAAACAACGGTGCCGGAAACCTTCGCTTGCCCGTAAATTATTTGGCGCGGCGAGGTCGGGCTGCGCGTCATGATTCCGCGATCGTTGAGATCGCTCATCGACGGCATCTTCGGCGCGAGGAGACGCGATGCGGCCATGCTCAGCCCGATCGTGACAATGTAGGGTATCGCTGCGACAACTACATTCACGA